TAGAAATAGATGGTAAAAAATTCAATAAAAGAATATTTGAATCAATTACAGAGTCTAATTATGATAACTTTATAAGTAATCTTGAACTTGAAACTATATTAGATAACAAAGATATTGCCGAAGAGGATGTTGTTGGAGGGGAGTTTAAATTACTATAGGTGCAGCCCTATTTTTAATGTTAACAATGGTAGCAATATTTATTACATTAAACATTATTGAGATTAGGAAACTCAAATTAAATTTGAATGAGTATTTGACTTTGATGAAATTTCAACATGAGGCTAAAGGAGAATCATTTCCATATGATCCTGACCCAAGATTCTTTGAGCGTCTTTTAAGAGATGGCTTTATAGGAATTGAGGTGGACAATGTTAATCATACGGAAAAATATGTCCTTGGTCCTGCTGGTGAAAAAGTATTCAAAGGTGATGATCTGTTTGAGGAATTTTATAAGACATTTCCAGCTAAAGTCCCAACTGAACAGGGTTTTAGACCTGTATCTACCGGGGATATTAATGGGGTGTCTGCTAAAGTTACTCGTGGTATCTGGGATAGGGTTACAAAAGATAAACCTTATCTTCAGAGGAAAATTATAGATAACCTGAAACGTGAGCTTGATCATAGAAAATCTGATGGTTCTCTTGCTTATCTTCAGGGTATTGATACGTGGTTGCGTCAGGCAACTTGGGAGAAATGGGACGATATTCCAGACAAAAGAAGTTCAGGAAATAATTATATTAAATTGTAAAAAAGTTTTGGATTCATCAATTTTAATATGTATCTTTGTACTTAAATAGTAATATATTTAAGTATGAAAAAGATATGTAGAGATTGTGGTCTAGAATTAGAATTATCTGAGTTTCCAAAAGCTCCTACTAATAAAGGAGGTCATAGTACTAGATGTAAGAAATGCCTATCTATCTATCAGATTAAAGGTAGAAGAAAAAAATATCCATTAAAAAAACGTAGACATGAAGGATATCTTACTGGAACTAAAGACTGGAAAAAGAGTTGTTATTTATTTGCTAAGTTTGGTGTAACACTTAGAGAATATAATGAATTTTTATCCAAACAAAATGGTAAGTGTAAAATTTGTGGTATACCTATTGAACAATGTCATAAGATGTTAGCAATAGATCATGACCATACTACCGGACTTATCAGAGGATTATTATGCCAACCTTGTAATTTAGGATTGGGATTATTTAAAGATAATGTAGAATTATTAAGAAGTGCAATAAACTATTTAAAAATTTTTCAAAAAAGACTAGAAAGTTAGCATTATTTATAGTATCTTTGTGAAGTTGATTAGAGGGGATAATATGCTATATGAAGATGTATTAGGAGAACTAAGCAGTAATAAAGAACGCAGAATTAGTGGGGATGTAATTGCAATCCCTTGGTCTTTACCCAGATTATCTGGTGTTCTGCCTGGAATTGAGAAGAGCAGGTATAATCTTATATCAGCCTCTCCGAAGGCAGGGAAGTCCCAATTGACAGACTTCCTTTATGTGTATCAACCTATTGAGTGGATTCTAAGAAATCCAGGAACAAGTATAACATTAAAGATCTTCTACTTCTCTTTGGAAGTTTCAAAGAGTACTAAGATCAAAGCTGCTATATGTTATAAACTGTTTACTGACTATCAGATTGTAATCAGCCCTCAAAAGCTGGCATCTATATTTGGTGGTTATATCCTGGATGATAAAATTGAAGCTATTCTTAAAAGTGATGCCTTTGCATCCTGGTTTAAAAGCTTTGAATCCATGGTCGTCTATTATGACACTATTCGCAGTCCTAATTCTATATTCCATTTAATAAAGTCGTATGCTGAACATCCCAGTAATGGGAAATATACATATAAGACTATAAATTGGCAGAATCTGGACGGTACATATACTCCCAGGGATAATGTAAGGGATAAGTATATCCCAACCAAACCTAATGAGTATGTAATTGTGATAGTGGATCATATTGGCTTACTTCAGACAGCTCCTGGAGAGACTCTCCATCAGACTATTCTGAAGTATAGCAGTGAGTATTGTCTTGAGATGAGGGATCGTTGGAAATATATCCCAACTATAGTCCAGCAACAATCGGCAGATTCCTCTCGTGCCCAGTTTAATTATCGTGGTGATACGATTATAGATAAGATCAAACCAGATAGTGAAGGATTGGCGGATAATAAATATACTGCCAGAGATGTAGATCTCATGGTAAGTTTATTCTATCCTAAACGATATAATATAGAAAAGTATGAGGATGTAGATTTAACAAGAATTGGTGAGAATCATAGGGAATTTATGATCAACTTAAACCGAAATGGCATAAGTAATGCCGGTATACAATTATTCTTTTTAGGATCAAGTTCTTACTTTGCCGAATTCCCTCGGACAATGACAGAATTTGATTATAACAATTATGAACATATAATAAAGTCGCAGATTTAATGAACAGTACATTAGTTGGAATTGTGGGGAGTGCTGGGACAGGAAAGAGTACATCGTTTTTTCCAGAGCCAGCCTTGGGAATTACTGGTTTAGATCCTGCAAAGACTTTTGTGATCAATGTATCAGGGAAACCATTTCCATTACGTGGCTGGAGAAATATATATCTCCCGTTTGGCCCTAGTGGTGGAAATTATAAGAATACAGAAGATCCAACTGCTATTTGCAAGATCATGAGTTTTGTAAGTGAGAATCGTCCGGAGATTACTAATATTGTCATAGACGATTTTCAATATCTCCTGGCTTTTGAATTTGTAGAAAAAGCTATGGTAAAAGGATTTGACAAATTTAGTGAAATTGCAATGCATACAATGCAAGTTTTAAACACTGGTCGTAGGCTTCGTGATAATATAAAGACTTTCATCCTTGCTCATTCTGAGGATGTAGAAGTAGGCTTTGTAGCTACCAAGAAGATAAAGACCATAGGTAGGTTTCTAGATGAAAAAATAGAGCTGCCGGGATTGTTTACAGTCCTTTTATATACTAAATGTACCTGGAATGATACTGATAAGAAAACAACCTATCAATTTGTTACAAACCGTGACAATGAGTATCCTGCCAAGAGTCCATATGGTATGTTTAAGGATTTATATATCCCCAATGATTTAGGAATTGTAGTGAAGTGCATTGATGAGTATGAAACAAGTAAATAGTAAATAATTATGTCAGAAATTAATTTAAACAAAAGTGAAGATTTCGTTAAAGAATTTAAAGTATTTAACGATGGGATTGCAGGAGTGGTTGAGAATGTTAAAATTAGGATTGAAAAAAAAGCATCCTCTGACACCGATGATAAAAAACCTGTGTATAAGTTGATCGCAACTGATTCACAAGGTGCTGAAGTAAATGAAGGATTCTATTATCACAAAGATGCCGAAGAGAAGGGATTTAAGAATTATCAGGCTCAGAGATTGATCCTGCTTGCCCGTGGAGTATTTGGTGATGATATTAAGTTCCCAGTCTGGAGTAATCCAGTTGAAGTTCTTGATGGAGTTATGAAAATGGTAGCTCCTGCACTTTCTAAAGGTGCCTGGAGAGTAGCTATTGCTTATGGTACCACTAAGAGAAAAGAATCTTATCTTGGATTCAAATCTTTTGGAAGTTTTATCCAGCCTATGTCAGCAGAAAACAAGTTGGCATTAGACAGAACTGATAATACTGAGAGAAAACCATTACCTGAAGCAACAGCAGCTTCAGAATTGATCAGTGATGTAACTAAAGGAGGTAATCCAGGAAATCTTGACTGGATGAACTCGTAACAAATCATGGAGCCTAGAAATAGGCTCCTTTACGTGCAGGCTGATAATGGGAATCTTAAGCGTGGGAATAGTCCCTGGCCGAGACAGTGAAAAAGATGTCGTGGAGGTTCGAATCCTTCCCTGCACACTAATTAAAACTTTTAAAATATGAAAATAGTAGATTTTAATCAACTTAAAGGAAAAATTCTTAAAAGTATTTCCTTACTTAAAGAGGAAGATGGAAATGATTGTGATAAGCTTATATTTATCTTATCTAATAATATGAGATACGAAATGTTTCACAGTCAAGATTGTTGTGAAAGCGTTAGTATTGATGATATAGAAGGTGATCTCAACGATCTTCTGAATACTCCTATTATCAGTGCTGAGGAAACAACTAATTCGGATGATAAATTTGGAAAGGATATATCTGAATATGATAGCTTTACCTGGACTTTCTATAAGCTTGCTACTACTAAAGGATATGTTACTATAAAATGGCTTGGTACATCTAATGGATGTTATTCTGAAACTGCAAATCTTTATATATTAGATTAATGAATAAAGTAATCTCAACTGAAAAACTACCAATTAAACTTTGGTTGGAAGATATAGAAGGCTGACCTTGTTAAGATTTTAGTTGAGTTAAAACCATTGGCAGTAATTAAAGGTTAAATATGAAAATACATGTATTTACAACAATAGATGAGTCTTGGGACTCTGGAGATTTAAACTCTAGTCATAAGAAATATTTTTCTACTAAAGAACTAAGAGATGATTATTTTAAAAATGTCTTAAGGTTAAATTATTCTGAGAATGAATATCTTGAGGAATACGAACCAAATGGTTTTCA